TTTACCACTTTTAGTCGTCCAATCTTGTTTGCCCCAGTCCTTGAGAGACTGTTGCGATTTAGCTAATCCACCACCTGCCATTTTCTTCTTCCCAGCACAATGCGCCTTCTGTGAAAACCCCTTGGGGTTGTCGCAATCAATCGACGCTTTGTACTTTTTTGACCATGTCATTTATAGCCACCACCTGCGGCTTTGTAGCGCTTGGCCATTAGCTGAGCCTTACGAGCTGACCACTGGCCTGCGCCTGTACCCTGTACTGCGGCGGCTTTAACGCTGTTAAAAATCCGTTTACGTAAACCGGGCTTGGTGTAGTTGCCAGCTTCGTTTACCTTGGATTTTACTTTACCGCCTTCGGCGTATTGCGTGAAGTCGGTATCATCCCGACGAGCTTTACGCTTGCCTTTTGGCATCTTACTGGGGGAGATGGCTCCCATTCCACGACTGGCTAGCATATTTACATCATCTTCCCACGGGTTTTACCCTTGGTGCAGCAGCCATCAGCACGGCTGGAGGCAGTCATACCGCCAGAAGCCATCTTTGTAACGGACTTCATTCCAGCAGGCTTACCCTTCTTGGAGAACGACATGAACTTAGCGGTCATGCCACCTTTGGCTTTGTTCTCGGTAGTCAAAGATTCGTTGTACGCTTTGTCCTGCTTCTTACGATCAGCAGCATCTTTGGCTTCTTGTTTAGCTTCTTCAATAGCGTCAAAGTTAGCTGGTTTTTCAACACCACGAGACTCGCGCTTCATTTCAGCGTCGGCTTCGCGTTTGTTCTTATCAGCGTTTTTCTTTTTTTCGTCAGCTTCAGCTATTCGCTTTATACCGTAAGCAGCGGAACCCGCCATGCCTGCGGCAAGGGCTGGAAAACCAAGTGGTAGTGCCATAATAATTCCTTAGCAAATTTTGCCGCGTGTCTTGCCTTTAGTGGCAATACCGTCAGCACGTTTGGAAGCCGAGGAAGTCATGCCGCCGGAAGCCATCTTCTTGACACTGCCACCGCGTTTATATTCACCCGCGGGTTTCTTTTTCATATAACGGGCAGTGGAATCAAGACTACCAAAGTAATCCCCGATTGATGAACCCACGCCTTTAATTTTGTCCATTGCGGCGCTTCTATTAGCGGCGGCTTGTTCTGATGTAGGAACTCGGCTAGAGCTAGCTGGTTTTGCCGCTGCCGTTGATGCTACCGCTGGCGTTTTTTCAGTTTTAACGCTTCGTGGGTTATCAGCTTCCATCATGTCTTCTGTGTAGCTTTGGACATAAGCTGGCGTTTTCGGTGCTGGCTTAGCCGTAGTTTTTACCGTAGATGATGCCGCAGGTTTCCTAGACGGGCTAACCGTCATAGACGTACCATCTTCGCCATATTCTTTAGCGTTTGGGTTTGTCAACATGCGTTCTGTACGCTTGTTAGCTGCCTCCTCTGGGTCCATACGAGAGTCATCTTCCATACTCTGCGGCTCAGCGCTAGCTATTTTATCAGCAGCTATGCGGCGCTCCGCTGCATCGGAAGTTGACTTCTCGTCTTTTTTGTCGCCCTTCTTGGACAACATATAACCCAACGTGCCAAGAGCGGCAAGGGCGGTTAAATCTTTACGTGCCATGATTTCTCCTTAGCAGGCCATGCCGCCTTTGTTGAGCATTTTGCCTTTAGTCTTGCCTTTTGTAGCAACACCATCAGCGCGAGAAGAAGCTGAACCACCAGCGGCCATTTTCTTCATGCCGCCTTTAGCCATACCGCCTTTTTTCATTGCGCCTTTACCGTCACCGATAAATGCGGGCTTGCCGTCTTTCATGGGCATGCCGCCGCTAGACATTTTAGCTGCGCCTTTTTTCTTAGCCATCATTGCCATCATTCCGGGATTCATCTTAGCCATAGTAGTACCGCCTTTTTTCATGATTGACATCTTGCCATGAAGTGTCGTAGGTTTGTTAACTTTTTGAAGATCGGGGCGGGACGTATTGGTGTCCTTACCAAACTTCATTCCTTTGCTCGCGCCGCTAAATTCTTTAGCAACCGATACCGGTACACCCGCTGCTTTTGCAAAAGCTGGGTTATGCGCAGCCGCATCCATGAACTGCTTTTGTTTTTCACTCGTCGCTGGCATTTGAACCCCCTTTGCGGTTTGTCAATTTGCGTATGGTATCTGTCTCCCAAATACGAAGCCCGAGATAAATGATCGTAAACAGAGAAGCCAAAGGCGGAAGCCACGTAACCATAACGCCAACAGTCGTTAAGACTGCTGCGCCATCTGCAACTGCTTTAGCTGTGTCTATATGTTCAGTCATACCATACGCCCTTTTGTCTTGCCTTTTGTAGCGCAGCCATCAGCCGCAGTTACATAGCCACCTTCTGCGCAATTCCATGCCCTCAAAGACTTATTGATCCGCGAATCCGGATCGTTGGCAGTCTTGGCGCTTGTCAGTTTTTTCTTCATCCCACTCATCCTTGCACAGAAGGAGTCGCGCCGTGAGCCGCCTTCCGGCTGGGGACGTTTCAAGTTCATACCTTGCGCTTTTGCAGAGGCTCGCCCCTTGGCGTTCAAGCCGCCTTCGGGGTTCTTTCCTTCTTTCCTCTGCCATGCGGGGGACTTAGCCATAGAAAATTGTGACCGAAGTTACGTTCGACACAGTTCCATGAACGTTGGTGCTAAATAAAACACCCTCGCCCGGAAACAAAATATACGTAGGTTGCGTAGCAGAAGCCACAGTGTTAAGCGTCATAACGGTTGTGCCGCCTGACCCACCATCTTTAAATATCACACTGCCCGCCGTAGCTGTTGGAACCATGTAAACAGCTTTTACCCTTGCTCTAGTGAGAGCAGTAGGTACTTGATTGGTAAATTGCCCCGTAGAAGTTAGCGGGACACTTGCCTGTACATCAGTTTGCATCGACATAATCAATCTCCTTGTAAACGGGGGCCGAAGCCCCCTAGATCAATTAAGCTGAAGCAGGATTCTGTGAACCATCAGCATTACGCACTGCGTAAACCATTCCAACAGTTGCAGAACCACCGGATGCTGTACCAGCACAAGCGTAAGTAGCGGTGATGATGACATCAGTTGTGCCTACGTTTACGTAGTTAGCAATATTTGCGTCAGTGATAGTGAATGTTGCACGGCCAACAGCCAAAGGTGTAGTGGTAGCACCACCAACAGTACCTAATGTTGTTGAGCCCGCTTTGATGGTAATAGTGTTGCCTGTAGTACCAGCATAAGCGGTAGTAATGTCAACAGTAATCAAAATAATGCGTGAACCAGCTGGTACTACAAATAAATTAGTTGCCGTAGTGTCTGCAACAGTGGTTACGCCAGACTGAGAAACATCAGTACAGCCCATGTTGCGGATCGTGCCAGCTGTGGTGCCAGTTGTGTTTTTAACAGTACCGAGCAGCCAAGGGCCAAGGTGAGTTGCGAATCCCATGATATTTCCTTACATACAAGTTAAGTGCACCAATCAGTATGCTGTCTGCCGGGACAGTTTGATACACCGGAAAGCCCGGATTACTGTGTTTATATCACGGTATTTTTAAGTGCGCAACAATTATTTTTCTTGTCACAATCCTCCGGCATTATAGAGGCATGAAATACCGTGTCGTCCCTGTTGATACCCGTCAGCCAGAGGTGGTGCAGTTGCTGACTTTGCTTCAAAAAGCATGTCTACCCCACGATAAAACTTACCCAATTACACAAGGATACTGGCATGTTGTTTACTCGCAAGATGGTGAAGCCGTTGGCTTTGGTGGTATTGTCCCCTCTACTCGTTGGTCTGACACTATGTACCTATGTCGCGCAGGCGTTGTACCAACTCATCAAGGACAGGGACTCCAGAAGCGGCTTATCCGACAGCGCCTTAAAGTGGCCAAGAGACTAGGCATAAATTGGGTCATTACGGACACCCACCAAAACCCCGCCTCCGCTAACAGCTTGATAGCTATGGGTTTCAAAATGTTTGAGCCATCTAAACCTTGGGGTTTTAAAACGGCGTTGTACTGGCGGTATCGGATCAAACATGCCGTATAAAGACCCAAAAGTTAAGCAAACTAAACAAAGAACGTACGCAAGTACGTACTATGCCAACAATAAGGCGACTGTACTCGCGGCAAGTAAAGCCTCGGCCAAGGCGTATAAAGATCAGTGGCGTAGCTTTAAAGCTACATTAGCTTGCATAAAATGCGGGCAAGACCACCCGGCCACGTTTGACTTCCACCACATAGACAGCAGTACAAAAGAAGAGTCAGTCAACAAACTGATAAAAAACCGTGCCTTTAAGCGTGCTATGGAAGAAGTCAAGAAGTGCGTTGTACTCTGCGCCAACTGCCACCGCATCCACCACCACGATGAACGGCTTGTTAAAAAAGCCAAAAAGAAAAAAGGGGCCGAAGCCCCTTAGTATTACTTGTTATCTTCAGCTTCTGCAGCGGCTTCAGTCTCAGCACCGTCTAATTCTTCTTCAGTGTCGTCTTCGTCTTCAAACTCTTCATCGCTAAGCACGACATCATATTCAACTGCCCAACCGTAGTTTTCTTGAAATTCCACAAACTTCTGGAAAATCTCAATCATCTCAAAATCGTGTGTCTCAATAGACAGCTTGTTGTTACCAAAGTAACCAAATTCCATTTCAAATTTCATGATGTGCCCCTGTGTTTATGCAACCACCACGGCTGCAATCTGATCGTAGTTTAACTTTATGACAAGAAAAAGGCCACCTTCGGGTGGCCTCAAACTTACCCTTGTGGGGCTGTTTTATTAGGTTGAACCGGAAGATCCAAACATGCCCAATGGGTCAGACCAGCCGAAGCTGTAACGCTCACGGGCCTTGTAACGGACGTTACCAGTGTCAAAGTCACCGTCCATCTTGTTCTCCAAAGGAGAGCGGATGAAGTGCTTCAAACCGTTAGGCACGTCAGTACACAAGAACCAAGCGTTTGTGTCTGTCAAGTAGTTGTTGACTGTGTAACCTTCAGGGATAGAACCGTTGTTTTTCAACGCGTTGATATCATTGTCAGTAGTACCAACACGCAGTGAAGTCTCAAGCAAACGAGTTGCCGTGAACTGCAGTGCAGGAGGAACAATCAACTTACGTGGCTTACCAGCGATCAACAGGCCACGCTCATCAGTCCAAGCAGCGATCTGAATAACGGCGGCTTCCAAAGAAGTCTCGTTCAAATCAGCTTGAGTAGATGGGGTATTGCTGTTAGTACCACCGGAGATCAAGGGGTGTGCTGTGCTAAACAAAGGCACGCCATCACCACCGTAATAAACGGCAGAGTTAGTGAAACCATTGTTCAAGACTGCGGCAGCCTTAACTTGCTTGGTGTAAGCCATAGCGCGA